GGATTCGTTATACATGGGTATACATGAACGAAGATAAAATTTCAGTATGGAAGTATAAAAAAGAAAAACGATTATGGGATGCTTTATCTGAAATGTATTCTAAATATAACTTAGATTAGGTGGTGATTGAATGTACTTAGACAATGCTTCGACCACTCCATTAAAATCGGAAGTTAAGGATTATATTATATCTCTTTTGGACACATACCAGAATCCATCGTCAATGTATCAGTCTGGTGTTAATGCGAAACAAATAATTACCACAGCACGAAATAATGTCGCCAAATTCATTAGTACAGATCCTAAAGACATTATCTTCACATCTGGCGGTTCAGCCAACAATACGCTTTTTATTAAAGGTTATACTCAGAGAAATGAATGTAGAGTGTTATACTCTCCTACTTCTCATAAATCGGTGTTGAAATGTATAGAATCACTCAAATATAAGTGTCCACTCAAAGTTGATCACACGGGAAGAATAGATATTCAAGATCTTAAGGAGTGTCTATCATCTGATACAATGAAGAAGCTTGTAGTCATAGAATATGCTAATTCTGAGATAGGAACTATTCAAGACGTGAAACAGATTATTGAAATGTGTCATTTTTATAACGCAATAATCTATGTAGATTGTACAGGCTCTATTAGTCAAATCCCTGTAAATATAAGAACTTTAGATGTTGATGGTATAGGATTCTCAGCACATAAACTTGGAGCATTAAAAGGTACTGGTGTTTTATACAAAAAGTCATTTATTGAACTTGAACCTCTTATATATGGTTCTCAGGAACAAGGCTTATTTGGTGGTACTGAAAATGTAATAGGTATAGCTGCACTTGGTAAGGCAGTTGAGAATTATGATTGCTCTTCTATTACATCTAATAATCGTGATTATATCTATAGTTACATTAAAAATAATATTCTAGATTCATATTTGGTTGGAGCTGATTTGAAGCATAGATTACCACATAATCTATACATATGTTTTAAAGGAATACAGGGTGAATCATTAATGACATTACTTGATATGAACGGATATCAGGTGTCAACAGGAAGTGCTTGTACAAGTGGTGATTTAACACTATCTTCTACTCTATTGGCTATCAAAATGAACAAAGAAGATATAAATAGTTGTATAAGAATTACAAGTGGTAAAGAAGAGATTACTGAACTGAATACGTTTTGTAAAACATTAAAGAGATGTGTAGAAACATTAAGACAATTGAATACAGTATAATATAAGGAGGATTAAAATTATGACAGATTTATCATTTTTAACAAATTTTGCAGTACCGATTATTGTTGGTATTTGCCTATGTATAGGTTATGTATTAAAAAATATTGTTACAACAGATGCAGTTAATAAGTATATTCCTGCAATCATGGGTGTATTGGGTGTGGTACTTAACGTATGGATGAATATGGCTTTTACACCTGAAATATTACTTGGTGGTCTTGTCTCTGGTCTTGCTTCTACAGGTTTATATGAAGCATTTAAGAATTTTTTGAAGAAGTAAGAAGGGATGGTACATATGAGTGGGATCTATAGAAAAACTTACACAAATTGATTATTTATTAGTCATTCTTGGGTTCTTTGCCATCTTATTTGCAGCCAAGGAAATTATCGAAATATTTAGTTATTTTAAGAAGAAACTTAGATTGAAAACAGGTATTGACGAAGATAAAGAGACAATAGAAAACCGTATTAAAACGCTTGAAAAACACGATAATTGGCAGTATCAGGAAATTTTAAAGATTTCTAATGGCATTGACGATATTAAAGACAACCTTACTAAAAGGGAAATTAAGGATAAAGCAAAAACAGTTGCTACTCTTCGAGGACAATTGTACGGATTACATGAAAAATTTGTAACCAAAGAGTATATTGATAAATCAGGGTTAAAAACATTTATTGAACTTGGAAAGATCTATGAAGCTGCTGGAGGCGATGATATTTATCACGACAAATTATATCCTGAAGTAATGGCTTTGCCAATTAAAGAAGATTAAATTTCTACCACAGTAAAAATTTACCATGATAAAATTTGTATAAACAAAATATACATATACATATTAACATTATGGACAACAAATTATGGTATTATCGAAATAAAAAGGGGTTAACATTACAGGAATTATCAAGACTTAGCGGAATATCAGTTGCAGCTCTAAATAAAATAGAGAATGGAAACACAAAGGATATACTTCTTAACAATGCTATTACTCTTTCTCATATTCTTAATGTTGATATATATGAATTGTTTTGTATTAAACATTGAGAAAGGAAGAATGAGTATGGGAAAAATGTTTTATAACTTAATATGTGAAGAACTATGTATAACAGGTGGTAAGGTTATATATATTGATACCAATGTTGGAAGTCTTGAAGAAGTACATAAGATAGTAACTGATAATGCTGATAAATACCCAAACGGAAAATGGGAATTATACCCTATGCAATTAGCGGTATAAAAACAATTAAATATAAAAACTTTATGAGAACGAGTCCAATTCAGACTCGTTCTTTTATTTTGTCTAAAAATAAAGGAGGAACTTATGGCTTATAGAATTATAGATGTGTCAAGCAATAATGGACAGCTTGATTGGGATACAATTAAGTCAAGTATTGATGGTGTAATCATTAGAATTGGCTATGGCTCAGATATAGAAAGTCAAGACGATTCACAGGCTATTAGAAATATGCAGGAATGTGAAAGACTTGGCATCCCTTATGGTGTGTACATATATTCTTATTGTCTTAATATAGAAGAAGTAAGAAGTGAAGCTGCACATATATTAAGAATGATTCAGGGATTTAATCCTGTTCTTGGTGTGTGGTTTGATATGGAAGATGCTGACGGATATAAAAGAAATCATGGACTTGTTCCCGAACAGAACGGTGAACTTCTTACAGATTTTTGCGTAGAATTCATGCAGATTGTTAAGGATGCAGGATATATAACGGGTGTTTACGCAAATTATAGTTATTTTACTAATGTATTAAACGATGGTAGGTTAATGTCTTTTGAAGGATTTAACAGATGGCTTGCACATTGGGGAATAGATGAACCTTCGATGGATTGTCTGTTGTGGCAGTGTACATCAGATGCTGTTATTAATGGATCTTCGGCAAGAACAGATTTTAACTATTATTATGGAGAGTTACCTAATGTTGAGCCAGTTATTCCATCTGAACCAATCGAAGATAACTCTGAATCAGATGATTCAGATGATATTGAAACAAAATATCATGTAGGAAATTATGTGTCATATCATACAATTTATGCATCTTCTACTTCTGAAAAAGGATTAACGCCTTCAATTACAGAGGGTACAATTACTAATATCATTGCATCTGCAAGAAATCCATATCTTATTAACGATGGTACAGGATGGATTAATGATGACTGTATTGTTGAAAATAATGATGAAAATACTTCTGAACCAGAATCACCTGATGTAGAAGAATCTACAAATCTTACTCATTCTGTTGGCGAATATGTCACATATTCAGCACTCTTTGCTTCTTCAACTTCCGAAGAACCACTTAACCCACTTTATACAGATGGAACTATTACAGCTATCGCTGAAGGTGCGAGAAATCCATATCTTATTGAAAATGGTAGGGGCTGGGTAAATGACTCTGTTATTAATGGTAGCTCTATGCCAGAAGACAATTATGAAGAACCTTCTTATGATACATATGAAGTTGAAAGCGGAGATTGTCTTTCAGCCATTGGTGATAAGCTTGGTGTTGATTGGTATTCTATTGCAGAAGCTAATGGTATCGGAGAACCATATACTATTTATCCAGGTCAGTCTCTTATTATACCTAGATAGTATACTAATAATAAAGAAAGTGTGGTTTCATAGTAATTTTTGAAGCCACACTTATTTTTCAAAAAATTATAAATACACATTCAAAATGTCTTTACTACTATCTAGCCATGTAGTAAGGGCATTTTATTTATATGGAGAGTGTGTGGCTAGACCACTCTCCTGCCCCCTTAATCAAGAAAGGAATGAAAGATATAGAAATTATTGATTTGATTTTAAACCAAGATGTATTGGAGAAATATAATAAATATTATTTCAAACAACATCCTAAAGCAAGGAAAATTCCTATTGAAAGACCAATGCACCCCTCGATCAACACATGGATGATATTACCAAGAATACAGATGAATCAACTTAAACAAAAATGGAAAGATTTTATTGTTTTTTGGATAAAGGACTTAGGTTTACAAGATAAACACTTAGAGTCTTTTGAGATGATATTTACCACTTATATGCCGACAAAAAGGCGTGTGGATTGTGATAACACAGTTCCTAAATTTATCCTAGATGGATTTAGTGAATCAGGTTTTATTATTGATGACGATGGGAAGCATTTACATTCTCTTACATTAAAAACAGGATATGATAAGGATAATCCAAGAACGGAAATAAAAATTATAGTGAAATAAAGGAGAATATTAAGATATGAACAAAACATTAAAGGTATATCAGATAATTAATGTCAATGCAAGAATTAAAAATGTAATTGAAGGTGACTCAGCAATTAATGCTGCATTTAAGTTTAAACTACTCAGATTATATTCAGAAATTCAGGGAGTTGTAAAGGATTTTGAAATGACCAAAGACTCTCTTGTTAATAAGTATGGTAAAGATGTTGTTGACGAAAAGGGGGAAGTTGTTCCAAATCAGAAGAGAATTAGTCCTGAAGATGAAAATTGGAAAGAATTTATTAAGGAAATTAATGCAGTAAGTGATTCTGATGTAGATGTTAATTTCACACCTATCAGTGCGGAAGAATTGTTTAGTATGGGGTTAGATACTGATGCTTGTGCTGATTTAATACCTATTGTAGAAGAATAAAATTATAAAGGAGATAAAAGGAATTATGAATAAGATAACAGTTAAAGAATTTGTTGAGGGATATAATAAGTGTGTAGATTCATTAAAGAATAGATATATACAGGAAAAGTTAAGCATTATATCTTACTTACCTGTAAATATTAAAGATGCTATTGCAATAATCATTACAGATAGAACTATGTTTGAACAGAAAAAATATACTGACGAAAATGGTGAAATAAAATTTCGTAAGACTGATAATGTACATGTTAATTCATTTGTTCAGTATATGTTATTTGTTAGAGAAGTTATTGAAAAGTATACAAATCTTGTTTGGAGTAATGACGGTAATTATACAGCGGATTATGATTTATTAAAATCTTCTGGACTTCTTGATAAATTAATGATTGGAGAAATTGTGAATGGAAAAGAAATTCCACCACTTATTCCAGCAAGTGAAATATCTGAAATAAGAACTCTTATTGATATGCATAAATCTGATATTATGCAAAATGTATATGAACCACACGCATATATTAGTCGTCAGGTTGAAAGGTTTGGGACACTTGCAAATATAACCATAGAACCACTTATAAAGCTTATTGAACAGAAGATACAGGGAATTCCACAGGAAGATATTACTAAGGTCGTTGAGCTTGTAAGAACTGGTGATTTTA